AGAATACATAGCTAGACCACAAACTGCTGAAATGTTTTTTGAAGACGTTTTAATGGCTTTGGTTTTTTATGGTATGCCAATATTAGCAGAGAACAATAAGCCTAGACTATTGTATTATATAAAAAGAAGAGGTTACAGAGGTTACTCTATGAATAGACCAGATAAAGTTCTTCATAAATTATCTGTTACAGAAAAAGAGATAGGTGGAATACCTAACTCAAGTGAAGACATAAAACAAGCTCACGCCGCAGCTATAGAAGATTACATAGAAAACCATATTGGTTTACAAGAAGACGGTTATGGCAATATGTATTTTCAGCGGACGCTTGAAGACTGGGAAAAATTCAATATAAATAATAGAACTAAGCATGATGCATCAATAAGTTCTGGCTTAGCTATAATGGCTTGCAATAAAAATAGATATACACCTGTAGCTCCAAGAACCATATCACAAGTTTCTTTAGGTTTTAAGAAGTATAACAACACAGGAGTAAATTCAAAAATATATAAATAAATGGTCTACACTACTAATAATAGCATCTTTCCAGATCAGGTTGTACCTGAAGAAGAAAAGAAATCATTTGAATATGGTTTAAAAGTAGGTAATGCTATAGAGCAAGAATGGTTTAGAAACACAAGTGGTCAGAATAGATTTTCTTATAATTTTCAAAACTTTAACAAACTTAGACTTTACGCTAGAGGTGAACAACCTATACAGAAATATAAAGATGAGATGTCTACTAATGGCGACTTGTCTTATCTTAATTTAGATTGGAAACCTATACCTGTGTTATCTAAATTCGTTGACATAGTTGTCAATGGTATGACCGAAAAAGGTTATGAAATAAAATCTTTTGCATCAGATCCTTTTGCTTTAAAACAAAGAACTGATTACGCTGGTAACGCATTAAGAGATCTTCAAAATAAACAAGCTATAGATAAGTTATCTCAAGCTACAGGTCAAAATTTCTATGCATCAACAGATCCAGATAAATTACCTAGAGACAAAGGAGAATTAGATCTATACATGCAACTTAATTATAAGCAAAGTATAGAAATAGCAGAAGAAGAAGTAATAAATAATGTTTTAGATGCTAATAAATACGATCAAATAAAGAAAAGATTAGCTTATGATTTAACTGTATTAGGTATATCAGCAGTTAAAACTAGCTTTAATTTATCTGAAGGTATAACTATAGATTATGTTGATCCAGCTAGTATAGTTTATTCTTCAACTGATGATCCTAATTTTGAAGACATATATTACGTTGGAGAAATAAAAAGTTTAACTCTACCTGAAATAAAAAGATTATATCCTAGCTTAACAAACGAAGAGTTAGAGACTATACAAAAATATCCTGGGCGTCAAAATTACGCTCAAAGCGATTGGCAAACAAGAACTGATCCAGAGCTTCACCAAGTATTGTTTTTTGAATATAAAACATATCAAGATCAAGTTTTTAAAATAAAACAAACAGAACAAGGTTTAGAAAAGACTTTAGAAAAACCGGATACTTTTGATCCTCCAGCAAGCGATAACTTTGAAAGAGTTTCAAGATCTATAGAAGTTTTATATACTGGAGCTAAAATACTAGGCATGGGCGACACTATGCTTGAATGGAAATTAGCTGAAAACATGACTAGACCTAATGGCGATACTACCAGGGTTAACATGAATTACTGTATATCAGCTCCTAGAATGTATCAAGGTCGTATAGAATCTTTAGTTAGTAGAACAATAAGTTTTGCTGACATGATACAGATAACTCATTTAAAATTACAACAAGTATTACAAAGACTTGTTCCAGACGGAGTTTATTTAGACGTGGATGGATTAGCTGAGGTTGATCTAGGCAATGGAACTAATTATAATCCAGCAGAAGCATTAAACATGTATTTCCAAACTGGTACTATAGTAGGTAGATCATTGACTCAAGATGGCGAAATGAATAGAGGTAAAATGCCTATTCAGGAACTTCAAAGCTCGTCAGGTATATCTAAGATACAAGCCATGATACAAACGTATCAATACTACTTACAGATGATACGTGATGTTACTGGACTAAACGAAGCTAGAGATGGTAGTACTCCAGATAAAAACGCATTAGTTGGTTTGCAAAAACTAGCAGCTGCAAGCTCAAACACAGCAACTAAACATATATTACAGTCTCTAATGTATTTAAGCATTAGAACCTGTGAGAACATAAGCCTTAGAGTTGCAGATATGCTACAGTTTCCATTAACTAAAGCTTCTCTTTTAAATAGTATAAACGCTTTCAATGTAGCAACTTTAGAAGAAATAAATTCTTTATACATACATGATTTTGGTATATTCTTAGAATTAGAACCAGATGAAGAAGAAAAAGCTCAATTAGAAAAAAGTATTCAAATAGCTTTGCAAGCTGGAAGCATACAATTGTCAGATGCTATAGATATAAGAGAGATAAGAAACATAAAGCTAGCTAATTCTTTACTTAAACTAAGACAAAAAGAGCAGGCTGAAGAGGCTAGAGCAGCTCAACTAGAAAATATACAAGCACAAGCTCAGGCCAATAGTGAATCCGCTGAAAAAGCTGCTGCAGCAGAAGTTCAAAAGCAACAAGCTTTAGCACAGACAGAAGTAGAAATAGCGCAAGCTAAATCCCAAATGGAGATTGAGCGCATGGAAAGAGAAGCCGTCATTAAGACACGATTAATGGCAGAAGAATTTCAGTTACAAATGAAATTAGAGCAATTAAAGGTCAACGCTGTAAAAGAAAAAGAATCACAAATAGAAGACAGAAAAGACAAAAGAGTTAAAATACAAGGAACACAGCAAAGCGAATTGATAGATCAAAGACAAAATGATTTATTACCTAAGAATTTTGAAGATTCAGCGGCCCAATCGCCATTAGGTTTAGACCAATTCGCATAGTACAATTATTTATTAATTTTATATTATTATATCATGGAAGGAAAAGTAACAGAAGCTCCAAAAGTAGATGAGAGCAAAGAAGTAAAACAAGAAGGAGATTTTAAGATTAAAAAAATTAAACCGTCTTACAAAAATTTAGGTTCGCCAAAGCAGAGTATTGCTAAGGTTGATTTTAATAAAAAACCAGAAGAAGATGCCATTCAAGTCGGAGAAACAAAAGAACTGGTTGAAGATAAACAAACCAGAGATATACCTAAGGTGGAAGAACAAGTACGGGAGTCCAACGAGGTTATTAAAGTTCAAATCCCAGCTGAAGAGGTAAAGGGAAATGAATCTCCTTTACAGTTAATAGAAGATGAAAAAGATAATAGTGACGAACCAAGAATGGTTGGAGGCACTGAAAATACCGTTACCACACAGGAACAAAAAGAAGTATTACCGCAAACACAAGCACAAGAAGTTCCAGAGAATCTAGAAAAGTTAGTTTCTTTCATGAAAGAAACAGGCGGAACTATAGATGATTACAGTAGGTTAAATGCAGATTATTCTAACATAGACGGAACTACATTACTTAAAGAATATTACAAAAAAGCTAAACCACATTTAGATTCAGAAGAAATACAATTTATAATTGAAGATTCTTTTGATTTTGACGAAGATTTAGACGAAGCGCGAGATATCCGTAAAAAGAAACTCGCATACAAAGAAGAAGTTGCAAAAGCCAAAGGTTTTTTAGGAGAGCTTAAAGACAAATACTACGCAGATATCAAGTTGAGACCTGGAGTTAGTCAAGAGCAAAAAAAAGCAGTTGATTTTTTCGACCGATACAACGAAGAGCAAAAGCAACATAAAGCTAACCAAGAGCATTTTATTACCCAAACAAAAAGCGTTCTTAATGAAGATTTCAAAGGTTTTGATTTTAACATTGGAGAAAGTAAATTTAGATATGGCGTAAAAGATCCTTCTAAGGTTGCAGATGACCAAAAGAGTCTTTCTAATTTCATAGGGAAGTTCCTTGATGAAAGTGGAAAAATAAACGACACTAAAGGGTATCACAAGGCTTTATATGCTGCAAGAAATGCTGACACTATAGCACAACATTTTTATGAACAAGGTAAAACTGACGCTATTAAAAATCAAGTTGCTAAATCAAAAAACATAACTACAGAACCTCGTGCTACGCAAGATGGCAATGTGTTTGTTGGAGGATTTAAAGTAAAAGCTATTTCAGGCGTTGACTCTTCAAAATTAAAAATACAAAAACGAAAACTTAATTAAAAAAAGATTATGGGTAATTTACAACCACAATTTGGCTCGTTAGTGCCGTCGCAAGCTCAACAGCTGCTACAAACTAATTATTTACAATTTAACAATGCTGCAGGAGCAAACTTTTCTAGCTTCGCTCAGCAATACCTACCTGAAGTTTACGAACAAGAGGTAGAGCGTTACGGTAACAGAACT